GGTTATAAGTATGGTCCTCAAGAATCGTATAAGCTCGATCACATTGCTCACGTAGTTCTCGGTGAAAAGAAACTGGACTACTCTGAATACGGAGGCTTGACTGAACTCTATGAGCAAAATCCACAACTATATCTTGACTATAATCTCAAAGATACTCAGCTCATTCAACGTATGGAAGATGAGTCTGGCCTTTTGGCTCTTGTGCTTACTGTTGCCTATGGTGGTGGTGTTAATATCAATGATGCATTCGGAACTGTAGGCATCTGGGAAACAACAATCTATCGTCGTCTCATTAAAGACAACGTAGTGCCTAATATCAAAAGTGGTCCTGGTGCACGCGCAGGCGAGCTTGTGGGCGGGTACGTGAAAGATCCTCGACCCGGCATGTATCCTTGGGTTGTATCGTTTGATTTGAATTCTCTGTATCCTCATCTCATGATGCAATATAACATGTCACCTGAGACCTATATGCCCAATGAACGAGAGGCTGTTACTCAGGAAATGGTGTTGAACGACGACTTCAAAAATACGACTCAAGGCATGTCAGTCGCGGCCAATGGTGTCTGCTTCGATAATGAGAAACTCGGAATCATTCCCGAGATCATTAATGAGAACTACAACAATCGCTCAAAGATTAAAAAGCAAATGTTGGCAGCCGAGCAGCAATATGAGGTTGAGACAGATCCACGCCAAAAAGAACAACTCAAAAAAGAAATCAATCAGCTTCATAATTCTCAGATGGCGATAAAGATTTCGATGAACTCTCTTTATGGCGCTACGGCAAACATCTACTTCCTCTACTATATTAATGAGATGGCCGAAGCAATCACTACATCTGGTCAGCTCAGTATTCGATATGCTCAAAAGTCTGTGAATGAGTACCTTAACAAAGTTCTCAAGACCGAAGGTAAAGACTATATCGTCTACATCGATACAGATTCGATTTACGTAAACTTTGGTCCTCTCGTTAAAGAAGTCTTTGGTACGACTGACATCGATCGAGCTAAGGGCGAAGAGTTCCTCGATAAGATTTGCTCGACCAAGATTGAGCAAGTGATCGAAGCTGGTTATGAAAAGCTTGCGAAAGACATGGGTGCTTATCGTAATGCGATGGTGATGAAACGGGAAAAGATTACCGATCGCTCGATCTTTATCGCTAAAAAGCGTTACATCATGAATACACTCAACTCCGAAGGTGTACACTATGACAAACCAAAGATCAGTGTAACCGGTCTTGAGTCTGTACGATCTTCGACACCTGAGGTATGTCGTGAAAAAATGAAGCAAGTCTTCGAAGTTATTATGAATGAAGGTGAGTCAGAAACTCAACGCTTCATCGAAAACTTCCGTGAGGAGTTCAAAAGACTTCCTCCTGAAGAAGTGGGTCGCAACTCTGGTACAGACAGCATTGAGAAGTATATGAACAAAACTTCGCTGTACAGAAAGGGCTGCCCAATGCATGTTCGTGGTTGTATTCTCTTCAACGACATGCTTTCTAAAAAGAACCTGAACAAGCGGTACGAGTCTATCAAGTCAGGCGACAAAATCAAGTTTGTGTATCTCAAGTTACCCAATCCTCTGCGGGAAAATATCATATCGTTTCCTGGTGTTCTTCCAAAAGAGATGGGACTCGAGTCATACATAGACTATAACAAGCAATTTGAAAAGGTGTTCCTCAGTCCGATTGAGCATATACTAGAAGCTTTGGGGTGGTCGGCTGAAAAGGTGAATACGATTGAAGATTTTTTTGCATAAGGAGATAAACTATGAAGTATCTAATCGCAGTGTGTATGGTAATGTTTGCTTGTTCAGCGAACGCAGATCGATTCTATGACATCCGAGATGAGTGGGTAGCATGTGCGGCATGTCACGGACAACGTGGAGAAGGTGGCATTGGCCCAACTCTCTATAATCTCTCTGCCGATGAGATCATTGACAAGTTGATGTTGTATCGAAACAACGAAGTGATTGGTCCTCAATCAGCAATGATGTGGCCTCAAGCTGCACAACTTGACGATGGTGAAATTGGAACAATTGGTGTATTCGTACAAGAAGGATTTCCGAATGAGTAAAAACTGGGTAAGCGATATTAATATGATGCACTCATATTATCGCATGCATGACACTTTTGAAAGTTTTGATGACGAAAAGAAAAAACTTTTTCTTGAATTTCGTACTAACTTTCTACAAGAAGAGCTCGACGAGCTCAAAGAAAACAAAGACAATCCAGAAGAAGTCGTAGACGCTTTGATTGATCTTTGTGTTGTCGCCATTGGTACACTTGATGCCTTTGGTATTGATGCACATAAAGCATGGGATGAAGTACTCGAAGCTAATATGGCAAAGCGAGTCGGTGTAAAAGAAGGGCGACCCAATCCGTTGGGTCTGCCTGATCTCATGAAGCCAGAAGGTTGGGAACCACCCGATCATCGAGGTAATTATGGCAGACTTTGAAACACACCCCCGTGGTACTGCCGAAGAGATCCGGCTTTCTCGAGAGCTCGCGAACGAAATCAAAAGAGTCGATGAACAGTTTAGAGGAGTCGTTCCTCACTCTGTTTGGGCTAAGTTTGAAAAGCTAAATAAACACTATCAACGACAAATGGAGACCGAAACATGAGAGACCAAATGCTTGAGGCTTTAAGAGCTCACGCTGAAGGAAAAATCAAAATGCACAAGATGAATGTCGAAGTGTATTTAAGCAATCCCGCTGGTATCGGCGAGCATCCCGATATTATGGAAGCGATTGAAAAAGAAATCGAGGCTATTGCTGAATATGATGATCAAATTGAAGTACTCGATCGTTATTTTCCTACTGCTTAATCTTGGAGGGTGCGCCAATGCACCCTGTTTTGATGTAAGTGTCAGTGGTAGGTTACCTACCGATGGGTGGGGCAATGCTCGTGGTGAGGTCTGTATACCGCCTCCACCAGAAGAAAAAGACGAAAAAAGTGAAAAAAACGGTTGACATTTACTTCGTACTAGTATAGAATGGTATCTGTTAGTTAATGTAAAGCTAACACTAAAATTCATTTTATTACGGAGTAAAAACGTATGAAGTACGATGTAGAAGTATGGACCGCGCAGAAACTTGTTCAAATGCTTATCACTGGTAGGCTCAATCCCGATCCTATTGGTCAACGACCAGCAGTTACAGCAAGCAACAAAAAATCAATCAAAATCGTTCGAGGCATGTTAAACGGATACGGATGTGGTATGCTTACCGTTCGAGATATTCGTAACGATCCCGAAGCTCAAAAAATCTATAAGTGTGATTATCTCGTAGTCGATGGTGGTCATCGCTGTCGAGCAATAAAAGCTTACTTTGAAGGTAAGTTCCACATCGATGGAAAGTTCTTTAACGATTACGAAGAAAACATTTTTGAGCAAATTGAAATTCCTGTTGATTTACGAGTATGTACATCAAAGGAAGCGTCGGTTTTGTTTAAGGCGATTAACACGACTACACCGACTAATTTCATGGAAATGATTATGTCGGATGAAGAGTCAGAAGCTTGTAAATACTTTCGTACATTGACTACTTACGTAAAAGAGTATAAGAACGAACCACATCCTTTGTTTGCTCGAAACTTTGGAACTGATGGTAACGTTTATCCTAAGAACTTTGACAATGCACTCATGAATCCTCGTCGTCGATGGGATGAGTATGTGGCTATGGCTACTATTCGGTCTATGGGCAGGGGCTTAGTTGATTCGGGTCAATCTGAAATCGAAGTTCTTGCTGAAGACAATGAAGTCATTACAAAGGTTGCACAATCTCAAGTAAAAGACTTCCTTGATCTCGCTCTTGAATTTAAAGAGCATCGTAAAAAGACCTTTAACGATACAACGTTCTCAGCTTTCTTCATTTATTACTTTGGCCTTGTGCAAAAGTACAAGAAGTTTACGATCCTCAACGAAGATAAGGTAGAGTTTTTCAATAACTTCCGCCAGGTCTACACTCGATTGACTGGTAACCAAGACCGTATCCTCGAGGATACAACGACCGAGTACGAAGGTCGCCAACATTACGTAAAAGAGTTTGTCCGCAAAAACGTTAAGAATTTTGCTAACGGTGCTCTTCAGCAAAAAGTCTTTGAGCTTATGGAAGAGTTTCGTGATGGACCGGATGGTGTCACTCCGCTTGATACTAAGCGATCACTGAATAGTAATGAGCGAGAAGAAGCTCTTGCTGCTCAAGGATTTAAGTGTGCAATCGATGGATTACCACTCGAGCTTGACGAAGCAGTGTTTGGACATGATACCCCGTGGTGTAAAGGCGGTGAGTCACATGCTCTTCAGGGTGCAATGATTCGAGAAGAGCACAATCGTGATATGGGAACAACTACACTCGATGAATATCGAATGGTACTTGAAATGCGAGCTCAACTGGCAAAAGCCAGTTGACATTTGCTTTCTTTTGTGATACAATGGCACATCTAACAATGGAGTTATATTATGGCTAAAAACAACGACACTCCCGAAGCGGTCAACGTTCTACAAGAATGTATCGACCTTCAGTTGAAAAAATCTCGGGATTATCAGAATCCTAATTCGACTGTAAAGCAGGCACAGTACTATCCTAATGGTATTGTGACTATCCACGATATCATGCATGCTAAAATGCTACGTATGAAATCTGTAATGGAAGCTATGCAAAGTGATGATTATGATCCCAACTTCGAATCACTTGAGGATTCGGCTAAGGATCTCATCAACTATGCTAGCTTTTTTGTCTCGTTCTGTCGAGGTAAAATCCCTGGTCAAGACTCGCGTAACGATGCATTTAACAGGAAGAAAAACGGTTAATGATAGATTACGATAATCTGACAGTAGAAGGCTTTTGGGATAATCAACCTTATCCACACGCGATCGTGGATAATTTTTGGAATCCTGATGTAGCACAAAATATACTGGCTGAAGTCAAAGATGTAGAGTACAATGCTGCGTACACTAATCCCTTTGAGTTGAAGAATGCCTGTAATATCTGGGATAGATTCTCACCCACGGTTTATCAGGCATTCACTTTCTTGAGTAGTAGAAAGTTTACAGATTATCTCGGTAAGATATTAGATATACCAGATCTCATTCCAGACGTTGGATTACATGGTGGTGGGATTCATTATCATCCACCCGGTGGTAAACTGAATCCCCATGTAGATTATAGTCATCATCCAAAATTAGGTTATCGTAGAAAGCTAAACTTTCTCGTATATCTCAATCCGGGTTGGCAGACAGGTCATGGTGGTGAGTTGGGTATGTGGACTCCAGAAGGAGCTCAAACTTTTAAAGAGCCCGTAAAAACGATTGAACCGCTGTTTAATCGTGCTGTCGTATTTGAGAGTACACAAACGAGCTATCATGGACTTGCTCGCCCGACTCAACAGCCAAGAAGAAGTATGGCATTCTATTATTTGGTAGACGACCAAACAGAAACGACAAGTCCTAAAGCAGCTTTCGTTCCCACCAAGGAACAAAAAGACGATCCCGAAGTTTATAGACTTGCAGAATTAAGAAAAACCCAGAGGTTATAAAATGAACAATGTAGATTATATTCGACAACAAATCATTGACAAATATCTCGACGAAGATTTTGTCATTGATCGTACTGGTGCTAAAACGATTGAAATCATTGGCGCGACATTTCTCGCTGACGAAGATTATATCATTCGTAAACCCAGCCTTGAGTATATTATGCGTGAGCTTCAATGGTATGAATCTCAATCGCTTAATGTAAATGACATCCCTGGTGAAACGCCACAAATTTGGAAAGACATTTCTTCGACTGAAGGTAAGATTAATTCAAATTATGGTTGGTGTATTCACTCTGACGAAAATGGTAATCAATTTAGTCACGTTCTTCGCGAGCTGCGTAACAATCCAAATAGTCGACGAGCTACTATGATCTATAACAGACCGAGTATGCATCTTGACTTTAATCGTGATGGTATGAACGACTTTATGTGTACTTACGCAAATACGTTCTATATCCGCGATGGCAAGCTTCATTCGCATTATCTCATGCGTAGTAATGATGCAGTCTTTGGTTACAACAATGATGTTGCATGGGCACGTAGTGTTCTCAACAAATTGGCTGGCGAGCTCAATGTTACTTCCGGCGATATCATCTGGACCGCTTCCAACTTCCACGTTTATGAGCGCCACTTTAAGTTCATTGAAAAGCTAATGGAAACGGAAAGGCCGATCCCAGTCTGACATATATAGAATATAGTTTATGATGAGTGAGGTTATATGAATAATGTATCAGTGATTATGGCTCGAGGTGTAGAAGGTTGTGGCGTAACCAAGTACACCGTGGAGCAAGTCAAGTGGCTTAAGAAACATGGCTATAATGTAAAAGTCTACGCTTCAAAAGATAAAAGCTTTTCTCGTAAGTATGCTCATGAACTCGGCGAGTTTGAGCACTTTAAGTTTTCTGATACGGAGAAGCTTCAACAAATGATTCAGGAGTGTAACTCTTCTGATGTTATTATGGTCAACTCACTTCCCGCAAAAGGGAATGGACGAGGTAAAGGTGCAGGTGATGCAGCCCTTGATAACTGGAAGTTGGCTCTTAAAGAATTCAAAAAGCCCACAGTGCTTATTCAACATGACCATACAGTTTATTCAATTAATCGTAACGGTGCACTCGAAGAAGCGATCGATGCGGCTGATCTCATCTTTGCTCATGCTCGTACAAACGATTTTTCACAAAAGGTAAGAGAACATTGTGGCCAAGAAGGCCTAGGCTCATTCTTCGGTGAAGAACCCGAAGATAAGTTGATTTTACCTTTCCAGCCTGGTATTGACTTCGACGGAACTCGAGCTCAATACTGGAAACCTATCGAAGAGACTGATCCACTACATCACAAGTGGATTGGTCGTACGACTTCGTGGAAAGGTTATAAGCTCATGTTCGATTGGCACAATAACTACCTCATGAAAGAAGGCGCACTTACAACGTTCGAGGGAATCGAGAAATCACCTGCTTGGTTGGGCTTTAAGGAACTCAGCGAATTTTACGACAGCCTTGATTTCAATCCTGATGAACTCGATATTTCTGATCGTTATGGAAAGCTAGCATCTGTATTTGGTTGCTTTATTAACGACGAGCTCATGCATCGTATGTCTCGCGTAGGATTTGGTTATCAGTTGAGTATCCTTAAGCCAAAATACATTGAGCGATCAATTGAATATACTCACCAAGAAGTTGTTGCGGCTGGTGCTATTCCAGTCTTTCGAAAAGAGTATGGTGACGTATGCATACATAGAGTAACCGGCGATCCTTTATCGGAATCGAAAAACAATTATACACTATGGCTGGGTGAAGGTAATCAAGACCAAGTCATAGAACAGGTCAAAAAGCTTACAGCCGATGCTGCTTTGCGAGATGAGTGGAGAGAAGGTGCGTTTGAATTCTATAAGCAACACCAAGACGCCGAGTACACTTTCACAGACCTGATGAATAGCATCAAGGAGAATCTATGATTAAACACGCTTCAATTGTACCACTCATTGGTGGTGAAACAATTGGCTCAGAACTCGCCTTTGGTGAGAAGCCAACTTATATGATGTCATACGAAGCTTTTGAAGCTAACGATGCTCATGCACGACACTATTATAGTGGTGTACCTTATTACGTCCTCGACAAAGGAGAAAATCCTACTGAGTCTGTGGATGTGGTCTCGTCTGTATGTCCTTGTGCCGGTTTATCTCAGCTATCACATGGATTTGGTGACCATAACCCAAACAATGAGTGGATGAGTATTACTGCCGAACATGTTCTCGGTACGATCAAGCCAAAAGTTTTCTGGGGTGAGAATGCACCAGGCTTTGCCGGTAAGATCGGTGAGAATGTTCGAAATCATTTAAGAAAGATTGGCCAGGAAAATGGATATACAATGAGTGTATATCGTACAAAGTCCTTGCTACACGGGGGCCCGCAAATAAGAGAGCGATCATTCTATTTCTTTTGGCGTGACGATAAAACCCCGTTATTGAATTTTTACAACAGGGAGCATGTCAAGATTGAAGACGTTATCAAAGGAGTCAGATCAAACTTCCAGACCGAGCCTATTAATCCGAAGACGCCGTCTAAAGATGATCTTTATTACAAGTTTATTCTTGAACATATTCATGGTGGTATTAGCCATCGGGATTTTGTTGATATTGTAGAGCCTCAGAAAGTTCGTAACTCTGATGTATTTTCATATATAGAACGTATGGGTTATGATTACTTGCAGGTCGGAGAGTGGATGGAAAAGAACGAGTACGAGAAAGAAGTCGAAAAGTGTCGTTATCGTTATGAGAAGTTGAAGAATGGTGGCAACATCATGAGACGAGGTACGATTATCCCTAAGGATCATATTGGTGCTTTTGTTGGTCACTATCCTACAATGCTGACTCATCCCATCGAAGATCGATACATTAACTATCGAGAAGCAATGACTATTATGGGTCTACCCGAAGACTTTGAACTTCTCAATCAAAAGAAGTCTGCTAATCACATTTGTCAGAATGTTCCCGTTCAAACGGCAAGGGATATGGCGTCAGAAGTGAAAAAATATTTAGAAGGTGACCTTCAGCTGGTTGACACAGACTACGTAATACAGTATAATCACAGCCAGAAATCAGAATACGTTGAAAAACAAGATACGCTTGAGGCTTTCTTATGAAACATTTGATTTTAGATTTTGAGACAATGGGTACAGATCCGACAGACTGTGCGGTTGTCGATGTTTCTGCTATGGTATTTGATTGGGATCGATTTGAATCTAATCCTTATACGTGTAAGGATATAAACAGCGTTAAGAGATTCAAGCTGTCGGTGAGTGATCAGGTTCAAAATTATGGATTTAAAGTCGAGCAAGGTGTTCTCGACTTCTGGCAATCTCAACCTAAAGAAGTCAAAAGAAATATTGCACCAAAGAAAACAGACTTGACTGTAAAAGAGTTTGTACAGCAATTTCATGATTTCTTGATTGACGCTGGTGGTATCGGTCATTGGTGGACTCGGTCAAATACTTTTGATCCTGTGATATTGACTCGTCTCTTTGCTGCTGAAGGTAGAAAGACTCACATGGAAGAGTACCTCAAGTATTACCTTGTACGAGATACGAGAACGTGGATTGATGCTAAACTTAACTTCCCTAAAAAGAATGGATTTGTGATCGATGAGTGGGAAGAAAATTTTAAAGCCCATGATAGTGCTTGGGATATTTTGATTGACGTACTCAGATTACAATTACTACATAGAACAGAGTTTGATTTAGACTAAGGATTTATTATGAATTTGAAAATTAGCACTGAGCAGTTGAGAGACTACTCAATTTTTATTGGAACTCCAATGTACGGCGGTCAGTGTTCAGGTTTGTTTACAAAATCCTGTACTGATCTTGCAATGGTTTGTGGAGCTCACGGGATTCCACTTAAGTTTTATTATTTGTTTAATGAGAGTCTTGTGCAACGAGCTCGTAACTATGTGGTTGACGAGTTTCTTCGTTCAGAGTGCACTCACCTCATGTTTATCGACAGTGACATTGGCTTCCAAGCTCGTGATGTACTCGCTCTTCTCGGTATTCAGACTTCTGATCCCGAAAAATTTAATATCATTACTGGTCCTTATCCCAAGAAAACAATCGCATGGGAAAAGGTAGCAGCTGCTGCTAAGCAAGGATTTGCAGACGAGAATCCATTTAACCTAGGTCAGTTTACTTCTGACTATGTATTCAATCCAGTAAAAGGACAGACCTCAATGAAAATGTCTGATCCTATTGAGGTAGCCGAAGCAGGCACTGGATTCATGCTCATTCCTCGTGAAACTCTCGAGAAATACGCAGAAGCTTATCCTGAGCTTCTCTATACTCCGGATCATGTACGTACTGAAAACTTCGACGGCACTCGAAAAATCACTGCGTTTTTTGATTGTGTAATTGATCCTGATACAAACCGCTACCTATCCGAAGATTACTTTTTCTGTAAGCAATCTCGAAAAATTGATTTGAGTATTTGGATGTGTCCGTGGATGCAACTCAATCATGTCGGCTCATATATCTTTGCCGGCAATATGGCCGCCCTTGGCCAGCTCGGTGTGTCAGCTACTGCAGACAAAACATCGAACCAAAAAACTTATCGTAAAAAGAAAAAGAAATAGTTGACATTTACGACCCACTGTTATATAATGGCACTTAAATTTGAAAGGAGAACTCTTTGTTATGAAATTTTCTGAACGTACTCTTACCATTTTGAAAAGCTTTGCTGGTATCAACAAGTCTATTCAAATGAAAGAGGGCACAGTACTCAAAACTATTACGCCCGAGAAAACACTGATCGCTATTGCGAACATTCCCGACGAGATCCCGTCAGAAGCATGTATCTATGACATGTCACGGTTTTTGTCAATTTTAAGCCTCTATGATGATCCAGACGTGGAATTTCATGATAAATACTTTATTATCTCAGAAGGCAGACGACGTACTAAGTATGTCTACGCCGACATTTCAATGATCCATACTCCGCCTGAGAAAGAGATTACGATCCCTTCCGAAGACGTTGTTGTTGATGTGAAGTGGGATGATTTACAGTCCGTACTGAAAGCGGCAGGTGTGCTTCAGTTTAGTGAGGTAGCTTTTGTAGGCGAAAGCGGCAATTGTTATCTCAAGGCAATCGACAGCTCAAACGATAATGCTGACGACTATGATGTCGAAATCGGAGAGACTGACGATACGTTTAAGATTATCATTAAAACCGATAACCTTAAACTGCTACCTCAAGACTATCGAGTTACGCTTTGCAGCAAAGGTATCTCGGAGTTTCGAGGCAAGGATGTCACGTATTTCGTGGCAATTGATTCTAAGTCGACTTATAACAAAGGATGAATACTATGAACGAACAAATGCAACAACAGCAGGAACCGGTAAGCATCGCTCTTGGCGATATCGCTACTATGGTTCAGGTCATCGACGTTGTTTCTCAACGCGGTGGTTTCCAAGGCCAAGAAATGGCAGGTGTTGGTATGCTGCGCAATAAGCTCGCAGCTTTTGTACAGCAAAATGCGCCTGAGCAACAGGACGACAGCGCTGCAGCAGCTCAAGAAGTTGATGTAGACGTTCCGCCTGAAGGTCCGCTTGCAGATAAGCTGGTTGGCTAATCTGTTTTGGTGGGACCTTCGGGTCCCATCCCATTTTTATATGATGTTTTTTTGATGAAGGTTTTATATTATGTCCGTTGATGCAAAATCAAACGAAGTGTTATGGGTCGAGAAATATCGTCCTCAGGTAATTGATGACACCATCTTACCAGAAAAAATGAAACAAAGCTTTCGTAAGTTTGTTGCTGACGAAAGTGTTCCTAATCTCTTACTTACAGGTGGACCAGGTGTTGGTAAAACTACAATCGCAAAAGCTATGCTTGATGAGCTTGGCTGCGATTATGTTGTTAAAAATGGCTCACTCAATGTCAATATCGACACCCTTCGATACGAAATATCAACGTTTGCCTCCTCCGTTTCCCTCTCAGGTGGTCGCAAATATGTTATATTCGACGAGGCGGACTACCTCAACGCTGCATCTGTACAGCCCGCCCTCCGCAACTTCATAGAAGAATATTCTTCGAATTGCGGGTTTATCTTTACCTGTAATTTCAAAAACCGAATCATCGCTCCTCTTCGCTCTCGACTTTCTGAAATCGACTTCAGCATCGAACAGTCTGAGCGCCCAACGCTTGCCATGCAATTCTTCAAGCGTGTCAACACAATCCTGCAACAGGAAAATATTGAGTACGACAAAAACGTAGTCGCTAAAGTAATTGAAAAGCATTTCCCAGACTTCCGTCGAGTACTGACTGAGCTTCAATCCTACGCTGCTTCTGGTAAAATTGACGAGGGTATCTTTGTCAATCTCAAGCAGGAAAGTATTGATGAGCTCTTCGCTTTACTCAAAGCAAAAGACTTCACTTCAATGCGCAAATGGGTAGCTAACAACTCCGATCAGGATATGAATGAAATGTTCCGTCGGATCTATGATGCGGCAACCGACAAGATCGAGTTCCGTAGTCTACCCGGCTTTGTTGTAACCCTCGCGGATTATCAATATAAAGCCAACTTTGTTGCTGACCTTGAAGTCAATATGGTTGCTTTCCTTACGGAAATCATGATCGAAAGTGAATTCAAATAATGCCAAAGATTGATGAATATCACGTAGATAAAAAGACACGCGACAATAGATATATTATCTGCCAAACGTGTGAATCATACTTTGGTATGACAGACATGTGTCGCGAATGTATGTGCATCATGAAGCTTAAGACTTGGTTCAAACCTCGAGCCGGTGGTAAGTGTCCAAAGGGGAAATGGTAATGTTAAAAAAGCGAGTAACCTGTTTTAATTGTGCAGACAAGATTGCCGCAAAGAAAGCTTTTACTGTAAAGCTCAACACGCTCGATGGAGCCCACGAAGTTAAAATGTGTGAGAAGTGTGCCGGCGAGTTTGATCAGATTATGATTGAGCTTGAGCAAACTATTAACGAGGTCTATAGCAATGAGTAAAGAGCTAAGCCCGTTTGATTTTATGAATGCCGCTTCTTTTAGTAAAGAAGATATCATCGGCAATAGTGACAATCCTGAGTTAACAGAAAAGGAGTATGTTCCCTATATTGTTAATCGTGGATTTACTAACTTCGATGATACTATCTTCCATGCGAATGAGATGAATATGCGAGCTCATCTCTTTCCTGCCGCTCAGTTCGACTATTATCGAGCTGCACTGCGTAAACGTAAACGATTTTCAAAGTGGCCAAAGGCTACTAAAGACGCTGATCTCGATGCCATCCAGCAGGTCTATCAGTGTTCTAGAACGATCGCGAAGTTATACCTTAAGGCACTATCAAAGGAAGATCTAAAGACGATCCATGATCGCCTGAACGTTGGAGGAGTCAAAAAATGATAAATAGACAAGATGGTTTACCATTGACGACACTACTAACAATTATTATAAAGGTGATTTTTAATCATGGACAACGAGGATATTTTTAGAGGCGTGGGTGTAGAAGTTAGACTACCGACTGAAGATAGTTTCCTTAAAATCAAAGAGACTCTCACTCGCATAGGGATCTCTTCTCGAAAAGAAAAGAAGCTGTATCAATCCTGTCATATCTTACACAAGAAGGGTAGATATTCTATCCTCCACTTCAAAGAGCTGTTTATCTTAGATGGTAAACACAACACATTTACTGAAGAAGATCAAGCAAGACGTAACACTATCGTTAATCTACTCGAAGAGTGGGAGCTGCTTGAAATCGTAGACAAAGAAAAAACGAAAGAGCCCGTTGCTGGACTCAATCAAATTAAGATTATTTCTTATAAAGACAAAGGTGACTGGGAGCTGGCTGTAAAGTACAATATTGGCAAAAAGTGAGTTTATTATGAAAGTCTATAAGGCGTTTGATGAGGCCGATATTCCGGTCTTTGCTACAGAAGGTTCGGCATGCTTTGATATTAAAGCAAATATCAAAAATGGTCAATACGTAACAACATACAATAATTGGAATAAAGAACAGGGTATTCTGGTAAAAGGAGTCGGTAATAAGCGAGATGCTTTCCAGCTTCCGCCAGGTATCCGCTGTCTTGTTCCTACTGGTTTAATCTTCGATATTCCAGAAGGCCATGTGCTCAAAATGTTTATTCGATCGAGTGTGGCTTTAAAGAAAGGTTTAGTACTTTCAAACGGGACGGGTATTATTGACTCCGATTATGTGGAGCCTTCGTATATTATAGTTACTAATGTAACTGACTGTTTGGTCACAATTGAGAACGGAGAGAGACTTGCTCAGTGTATTCTTGAGCCTACGATCTCTTATGACTTAGTTGAGACTAAAGAAAGGCCAGCGCAAAAAACTGACCGCGATGGTGGTTTTGGTAGCACTGGCGTATAAATAAATGTGTAGGATGCCGATAGGGTCCTACAACATTACAATTTAAAATTCTTGCTTAAAAGGAGAAAGCTATGACTGG